TGCAGCAAAAGCACCCTCTGCTATTTTGATTGCTACCATGGCACCAATCAAAGCACCATTTAATAATTTTTTTACTAATCCTGCAAAATCATCGAATTTTTTAGCACCTTCTTCACCAAAAATATTTTGTACTTGTTTTCTTGTCCAATCATATGCTTGATATCCCCAATCAATAAAAGTAACAAGACCATTCAGCAAAGTGCCACCAAAATTAATTAACCATTCACCAATTTTTGCAATACCTTTAATGATTGGTGTTAGTAAAGGTGCAAATTTTATAAGTCTATAGAGAAGATATCCTCCAAGGATATTCATAAGGAACTGTTTTATCCTATCAAGGAAACTCATTCCAGGAACCTTAGGTAGGTCTAACTTTCCGCCAGTATCTTTTGGTTTCTTTTCTAATTTTGTTTCCCTCTTAGATCTTCTTTCTTGTTGTTCTTCCTTTCTCTTATCATTTTCTTCCTTCTTCTTGGAGGCAAGAGTTCCTTCTAACAACCCAGCAATAGTAGTTAGTTTCTCTTTGATAACTATGGTCTTCTCTTGGTTCTCTGCTTTCTTATCGCTAACATTTGGGATAAGTTTATCTGCAGAGATCACACTTGACCTTGGTTTTATGATTGCTGAGTTTGTTGCGCTAGGAAGTAATTTCATCAGTAATCAATAATTCCTAAGAGGTTTGCTTTTTCTCTTGATGCAGAAGACGCATTAAAGGATGGCACTTGTGTTGGTGCCAACTGTCTTTTCGGAACATTAGACTTAGTTCCACCATTAACAACAGAGATCTTTGGTTTTTGTTTTTGTAGAGGAGTAATCTCCGGAACAGTAAGTTTAGCAGGTTTCTTAATAACTGCGCCACCCTTATTATATGCTACGTGAACATGATTAGCATGTGAATCTGGATGCTCTCTATAACTACCATAATTTTTATATGAAGGAGAACCATGAATAAGTTCAACAGGTTCTACTTTATTCTTTTTATTATACTCAATCAATGATTTAATAACTGGTGCTTGTTCATCATTGCCACCACTGCTTGGATGGGATGGTGCCCAACCTCCAATATCAAGTGCTCTCCCCTCATAGTGATATGAATTAGCACTATGTCCACTCTTAGCCCAAGGTAAATGTTCAGGATGCCTATGAATACTTCCTGTTACTGGCAAAGCAGACTTTTTCTGCTTCATAAAAGTACCAAGATCACCTGCTATCTTTTGACCTTCAGAACCATATCCATCACCAAGTTTAGCACCTTGAAGATTTGCTTGTGAATATTCTCTAGTATTTTCTTTCTTATTATCTGAGTCGGGTGACACTCCAGCCATACTCATGATAGTATTCTTTAACATCTCAACAATACTATTAGGTTTCTCAGGCGTACCCCTTTTAACATTTACATTCTCAAGTTCCTTATAACCTTTATCAGAAGATGGTAAATATGCTCCATCTTCAGCAAGTTTTGCTCCCTGAGCAGCACCGGCAGCAGCATATTGTTTTGCTTTCTCTGCAGAAACTCCTTTCTTCTGCCAGTTGTCTTTAATTGTTTGATATGATTGATTATATGCGTAAGCAATCTTTGCTTTTGGATCGGTTTTAATACTCTTAGGTGCTACTTTTCGTTTACTCCTACCGGTGCCAGAAGAGGTAGATAGTTCTTTCTGAGTATTTGCAGAGTTTAAAACAAGATTCCACTTATCAGATTCAGGGGAAACTCCAGTAAGTGAATCTGATGCTCCTATTAGAGAAAGAATGCCTGCCTTATCGACAACTCTATTCATTTGTTTAACCATCACATCACCCTCAGGTGATCTAGTATATCCAAGAACATATGTCTCTCCAGTATTACCTGGATTTTCTATATGTCTACTGCTAATCATTCCCTGTCTATAACTTACAGGATCAAAATCAATTTCACCAACAGGTGCTCCTCCATTAGCATACATCATACCTTCCATAATTTTTGGTTTATTTGTTCCACCACCAGCAGCATTCATTGCCATCATGGTATCAAGACCATACTTTTGCACAGCACCAGTGCTCATTACAAACTCACCATTGGTAAGCATTGCTGGTACTTTATCAATACCAGACTCACCTCTTACACGACCACCCTCTTCATAACCTCGCAACTTTTTCATCATTTCTTCTTGTTGCTTTCTTCTGTTATACAATCTTCCACCAAGAGTATCGTTACTTACATTATCTAACTTACCTTCAGTCGCTTTCTGTGCATCACCACTAAACCAAGACATTGGATTGAATATATTAAAACTCTTTTTATCTTTCTTCTCAACCATTCCACCACCACTAAATGCCTGCATACCACCCATCATACCAGACGGGTCCTGTCTGAGACCTAATGGATCAACAAATTCATTTGGCATAGCATTAAGAGAACCACCACCACCGGCATCTTTTAATCTGGTGCTTTGAACCAGTGCTTCTCTTTCACCAGGACTCTTATCCTTCGTGCTAGGTGCTTGTTCTAACGCTTGTCTAGTAGTTTCTTGTCTTTGAGTTTCGTTTTCAACTACTTTATCTTTTTGAAGCATTTTGCCAGCAGCAAAAATACCCGCACCAGCCAGCACCGTTCCAGCAACAATCGGATTAGCAAGAAGTGCTAAAATTTTTGGCGTAAATAATACTAATCCTGTGGTTATACTAGATATTAATCCCCCAAGTCCCGTTCCAAATATTAAGTATCCACCAAGTAAAGCAGGCCAGAAGTCTCCTAAGAACTTAATAATACTCTGGATTTTCTTTCCATTCTCCTTATCACCAAACCATTCTAGTAACTTAAACAGTGCTCTGCCTAAGAATATAGTTACAAAAAATTCAAGTATCTTATCAAAGATAGATTTTACTGGAGCAATAATTTTCTTTGCTGCCTTCATTAAGGTACTATCTTTCTTCTCTAACTTATTTTCTCTAATAGATCTTTTCTCTCTTTCCGATTTCTTTTCTTCTTTAACCGCTTTCTTCTCTTCAAACTTTTGATCTTTTTTTATAATATCAAGAATACTATCAATACCTTTTAGGATATCATCAAAGTTACTTTCGTTTTCTTCTTCTACTGGATCAACATTAATCTTCTGCTGTGTTGGTACAACTAAAGCACCACCACTACCATCAAGAGTTTTTGTCTCCTCATTATCAGATTGTTTTTTTCTATTCAGAAAGTTTTCAACAAATCTACTGAACTTATCACTATCATTTCTCGTCTTAAATCCTTCTATTCTTTCTTCACTAGTCAGTTGCTCACCTTCAATAGTGCCATCTGCTACTAACTCATCACGATACTTGGCATACTTATCCTCACCAAAAAACTTTGCAGGGACAATTGCCGATGCTTTGATTGTAGTTACCTTTGGTTCTGGAGTTTCTTCTGCTGGTTCATCTTGAATAGAACCTAACAAGTCATCAAGACCCTCTGGAATATCTTCATCTTCATCGTTTTTTTCTCTTATCCTTGCAAAAACTTTTTCTTCTAATTCTTTTTTTCTTGTCTCAAGTTGATAGTCTCTAATTTTTTTATCAATATCTTCATCTTCATCTTCTTCACCAACCATATCTCTTGCCATTTCATGCAGGTCGGTATCATTACGACCTTGAATGAGTTGACTATCCAAATCACTAGTCTCTTCGGCATCTAAAGAATTATAATACTTAGACAAAATAACAATTTGGTCATCAGAAAGTTTGGCAATAAGATCCTCTCCCAGCATTTTGCTGTAAGTTTCTCTTATCTGTACCTTACTTCTTCTAGCCATTTGCTGTCTGCTGCTTTAACTTTTCATCTTCAAGATGCGCTTGCAATAATCCAACGTAAATGTCTCTTTCCCAAGGAATAAGATTTTCGAGTTCAGTTAATGAATATTTATGGTACTGTATCAAGGCAAAATTGAGACGATAATAACTCTCAAGATCCATATGGATCATGCCTACGCGAAAAAACTTGACAGTCCCTCCAATACAACTACACTTTCTACTTTAGTATTTGGATTAGTTACAGTAACAGAGTGAGACAGTTTAGGCATTGTCTCAAAAAATTTCTCAATATCTTTGAACTGGGTAGAGTTCATTGACTCAACGAATTCTTTAATCTCTTTTTTACTACAGTCTGCTGCTGCCCATACCTCTTCTTCAGTATAAATTTTATCAATACAAGATGAAATTAATTCAAATGATTGATCCATAGCATTCTTATCACTGAAATCAAAGTTGTTTTGAATAAATTGATCCAGTGATGGATATTTCATCTCCATCATGATTTCAGTATCAATTTTAATTTGCTTACTGTGTTTTTCATTTTTTTGAATCTGAATATCATCTAGATCAATGGTCACAGGAACCTGTGTTTCTTTATCATCAGGACAAATGATATTTACTTCAATCTCTTCACCAACAGACTTACCTCTGATGTTAAGGAACAAATATTCAATATCAAATGTAGGAAGTTTCTCTACTTTGATACCCTTTGTGATAATACAACTTTGAATAACAGTTTTGATTGCATTAGTAATTTGTTTGGTATCTTCACTTTCTAATGCAATAACAAGAACCTTTTCTTCTTTAACTAAAAACGGTCTATATGTAATTGTTTCTTCTGTTGATGGCAACTCAAGTTCATATCTTGGCGTAGCAATCTTTGGTAAAGGCATAATGTCCTATAAAGTTCAGTAAAATTATTTATAGTCAGTTTTAGAAACCTATATTATCTTCAACAAGATATCTAAGATAAGTCATTGATACTGTACATTTCAATAAATCTGTAGAGCTATATGATAAAGGCATCGAGTTAATTGCAATCGGATATGCATCAATAAAAGTATAAGTTAAATTGAGTCCATGATCCTTTTCAAATTTAGTTATAAACATTCTAGTTTTGTAATCTTGGGGGTATTGCACTTTATAGTCATATCGGCTTGATGCTCTGTCATCTAAATCATCATCTCCAACAATAAAGTTAATCCAGTTTTCAAAATATCTAATCTGAGTATATTTTTCTCCCTCAACATAAAAAGTTAAGTCAATTCTATCATCATACATCCTTCTATATGCATTTCTTTCAGTGACACCATGCCTATCACCTGTAATTTCTTGAGTGTTTAAAGATACTCCAGGGAGAGATGCCTCAGAACAGGACATATGAAACTCATCACTAGATACACCATTGAAAAAATTATTCAGTATAGTCGGAGAATTAATGCTAACAGAAAACTTAGATGTTAACGATGGTCTAAGCAACGCACTTTTTATTTGTTCTATAGATTTAGCAGTTGCCATCTAAATAGTTTTTGAGATTATATACTATGTATGGCGGAAAGTAATAAAAGTAAGTACCGTCCTTCTTATCCTAAAAAATATAAAGGTAATCCAAATAATATTATTTGTAGAAGCAGTTGGGAAAGAAAATTTTGTCGGTATTGTGATTTAAATGAGCAAGTTCTTGAATGGGGTAGCGAAGAATTCTACATCCCATATATCTCTCCTGTTGATAATAGAGTTCACAAATATTTCCCCGACTTTATTATGAAAGTTAAGGAGAGTACAGGTAGAATTAAAACCTATGTGGTTGAAGTAAAACCAAAAAAACAATGTGCTCCGCCAAAGAAACCAAAGAGACAGACAAAAGGTTATCTATATGAAATGAAAACCTATGCTGTCAATCAAGCAAAATGGAAAGCAGCAAAAGAGTTCTGTGATGATAGAAGAATTGAATTTAAAATCATAACAGAAATCGAACTAGGACTCCGATGAACCGTATCGAACCCATACTTAAAACTCTGAATGAAACTACTGATGCCGAAAATCAAATGGAAATGATTATGGAGGCATTGAATGATACGGTAACTCCTGCTCCAGATGAAGGAATCATTTGTACGTTTGTTTATAATGCAAAAACTCCTGGTATTACATACGATCAACATCCTTTAGTTGCCGTGACTGAGTTATTTTCTTGGGGATTTCGTGGACTTAACTTTCATTGGCAAGAGTATCGTCAATATACATGGGAAGAACTAGCAGGTCAAGTCTATATTTTAAACAGAACTGAACTTGATGACTTGTTATCAATACAATATGGAAAATTCATACTAAATAAATAAAAACCCTGCGTAATGGCAATACAGAGATCAAGTAGAGCATTAGGTAGTCCTAATACCATCCCAACTACTTTAGAAGTAAACGATGAGACGGGTGAAGCTTCTTTGTATGTAAATAACGGGATTAGGGGCAGAACTTTACTCGCAACCGCAGATAATATTGGTGACGAATGGGATCTAAAAAATCAATTTCGTAGAAGGTGGAATGCTGAAAATGATCTTAACTTAAGTAGAGCAGAATTTTCAGATTTATTCAATACTGATATATCAAAAACACTTAATAATGATAAAGCATTTCTTATAAACACACACGCATCTAATGATCTCAGAGCAGTTTTAAATGATGCGGGAGTTCCTGGAATAAAGGATCCCTCTGATGGAACAACTCCTGGAGACACCACAGGCACTCCATCAAGAGCAGAAACAGGCACTGATGAAGGAGGAGGAGGAGATACTAATGGAACATCTAGTAGTGCAGCAGCTGATGGAACTGGAAGTGGATACGGATCAAATACCTCATCTCTTACTAATATAACAATTGATGGTGTAGAAGGACAAGGGATGCCTAGTGGGCAATTAAGATATCCCTCCGATATGTCCAGTACAATGAACAAACTTCAGATTAATATTCTGGAGTATAGTCCCAAAGGAGTTAGTTCTGGTAATGATCTTAATATAAACGAAAGACAAAAAGGTAAAAGTTTAGTAACAATTTTCTTACCTATTCCAGGCGGTATTCAAGATCAAAATCAAGTATCTTGGAGTAAAGGTGATATGAATGCTTTACAACAAGCAGCTGCCGAATTTGCTGTCTCTTTTATTGAAGGTGGTCCTGACACTGCAGGAGCTAAAGCAGAAGAAATTGCGAAAAGGATTGGTTCAAGTTATAAAGAAGGGCAAACAGCAGTCGCAAATATTCTTGCCGGTGGTGCAGCAGGTATTGGCGCACAATTATTACAAAGAACTCAGGGTGCTATTATCAATCCAAACGCTGAACTTCTTTTCCAAGGTCCTACAATGAGACAATTTGGTTTTAGTTATAATATGAGTGCAAGAAATAAGACAGAAGCAGATCACATTACCTTAATAATCAGAGCACTAAAACAAGGAATGTCAGTTCGTAGAAGCACTAAAGGATTATTTTTATTATCCCCCAATTTATTTGAACTTAAATATCTTTCTGCTGATGGTGTTTCAAACCCATACTTAAATAAATTTAAATTATGTGCAATGACTGGATTGTCTGTAAATTATACACCAAACCAAACCTACATGGCATTACCAAATGATATGCCAGTATCTTATCAAGTTGATATGCAATTCTCAGAACTTGAACCAATCTTTAATGATGATTACAATAGTGATTTCTCTATAGGTTACTAAAAATGTCAAACTATTTCAGAAGACTACCAAATTTAGAATACGTCAGTAGATTAAAAGATTCTAAAATATCTGACTACATTGTTGTAAAAAATCTTTTTAAGAAAGGAATTCTTAGAGAAGACATCTATCAAAACATTTCTACATTTGAAAAGTATAAAATTATTGGAGATGATAGACCAGATAACGTAGCGAAAAAAATATATAATGATCCAACATTAGACTGGTTAGTATTAGTATCAAATAATATTATTAATATTCAGTCTGAATGGCCACTGAAACAGTTAGATTTTGATGAGTATCTATTATCAAAATATGAAACATATGAAAATTTGCATGGAGGAATTCATCATTATGAAACAAAAGAGATAGTAGATAATGGCGTAGTTATCATGCCAAAAGGTCTTTGGGTCGATGAAAAATATGAGTTTGAATTTAAAAATTCTTTAGGAGTTATTGAAAAAAGAAGACCAGGATTACCAATAACAAATTATGAATATGAATCAGAATTAGAGGATGCAAAAAGAAGTATAAATGTTCTTAAACCAAAGTATGTCAGTCTAGTTATTGACGATCTTAATGGTATTATGGAATATAAAAAAGGTTCTACTCAATATGTGAATAGAACCTTAAAAAGAGGAGATAATATTAAACTTTATAATTGATCACTCTTCAGCAAGACGTTGGAAGTATGAAAGTGCATCATCTTCATCACTATCGTTAGATGCAGATGATCTAGAACTAAGATTGTTTAGTTCAGACT